TTAGTTGAGTTAATGCCTGTAACCGTAACAGTTCCCGCTGTTTGAGTTGCTCCGCCTGAGACTGCACCGCCAGCATAAGCAAGGGTAAGTACTGTATCTGTAGTAGCGGTAACAATAAGACTATTAGTTGAGGCTAACGCAGCATTAAGAGGATTAGCTGAAATTGTTAAAGTTGCGCCTGCAGGAGTGCTAGCAGTAGTTGCTGGGGTAAACGTAACTACTTGACCAGCTACACCTGTAATAATTGTATTTGTTGCAAAACCAGTACCAGAAATTACTGCTCCAACAGCGTTTGCTGTAGTAATAGTTCCAACTGCCGTGATAGTTGTAGACCCTGAAGCAGTTATTGAACTTGTAGATGTAATGCCAGTAGCAAGCGTGGCTGGACCCACGGTTACTCCACTAAAAGATACTACGGTACTTGGAGTAATACCTGTCCAAGCAGTAGCGGTAGCCGCGGTAACTGTGATGGCTGTTGTAGATGCTGCGTACGTCAAGGTGTTTGAGGAAGCCGTGACTCCAACCGTGCCCTGATTATCGCCAACGGTAATACTAGATGCCTTAGCATCGCTGTTTATTTTACGGGTAACGTAAGCATTGCTGCCACCATTTGAGAAGAACGCGTACATAGCGTACTTAAGGTCTTGAGTAGCGGTACCTAAAAAGTTAGAAGTATTACTTACAGTGCTGCCAAAAACTTCTGTTGAGAATGGGGAAGTTACAGCATCAAAACTAAACGTTTTAACAAACTCGTCCCAACTTGACACTAGGGTAGGTACGCCTACTAAAGTTCCGCCTACAGTAGCAGTTGGACCACGGTCAGCAATGCCAATGAAAGCACCTACAGACGTCCCACTAATATTATTAACTTGTGGGTTTGACGTTAGCACTTCTTGAATGTAAACGCCTGGCTTGTTAAATGTAGCCATTATTTCTCCTTAATAGGGTTATACAACAGTCTTGTCACTAGGAAATGACGCAGACAATGGGGTTTGATTAATAACAACTGAGGTAGCCGTAGGGATTAGATTAGGTATCACTGACGGCGTTAATTCACTTGCTACACTTACTGTAAAGATGTTGCGAAGAATGCGTTTGTTACCGTTTTCACCTTCGGCTCTATCATTTTTTGCCATACTTTCTAAGAACATATGGCGGTATCCCGTGCTGGTCCCTAGGTCATTTGGGACAGGTAAATGCCCGCGTTTCCCAGGAAACTTTTCATGTAACTGATACAGTATAGCGCGGTCATGGCGGGGATGTCTGGAATACGAGGTAACTTGATAGATTAAATCGTAGGCTACGGGAATTTCATAGTTGTACCATTTATTGGTTTGAATAGCCTGAGTACCCATAAAGTTACCGTCATATAGATACCCAGAAGACTGGCGATTAGTAGCCTGACGGATGTTTAATAAATCAATAGTAACAAAGGGAAAATCTTGGGTGCGGATTTCTACGTCAGGGTAACCAAACCAGACTTTTACAGGACGGCTAGCAGACCGCTCGTCGGATACAACAACCCCCGCCAAGTATTCTTTAAGGGCTGCGTCTTCAGCAAGGATAAATGTCATAGCGTACCCTTTAATTGTTGACCAAGTGCTTCATTAATTGCTTGGTCTAAATGCGCTTTGCTGGCTGAGGAGAACTCTCTCATAGCGGGTTTAGGGGAGTCTTTTTTGTACCCGTACTCAATGTCAAATATTTTCTGAGCCATATCAGGGTCATAGGCTAATTTTACGCCCTGTTCATCAGACTTAACATTAACCATATCAGCAGATTGTTTATCCCAACCAAAGTTAGCCGCTGAGGACTCCCATAAAGCAGCCAGTTTTGGCTCAGTCTTTTTGAGGGCTTGGATTATTAAATCTTTAGTTGAACCAGCCATTACCGCCCCCGAATACCTAGAAGCGAACCTACCAAAAACCCAATAGCCAGAGTACGTAAAGCGCTGTGTTTAGTAAACATTCAGGCTCCTTTGGTGGAGATTCGCAAGGTATTCGGCAAGGGTATTGATTCAGTTCCCGCATGGAACTACTACAAGGATAAATGAAAAAGCGGGCTTTCGCCCGCTAAATCAATATTAGTTTTTATACTACTGTTGAGTAGATAGCTTTAACTACACCAGCAACAGTCGTAGTAGCCGTAACCCCGTAAACAGTAGAGTTTGACTGCAGCCACAATGAAATTGAGCCTGCCGCCGCAACACTAACCCCTGATGTTGCGCCTGCAGTTGTTGCAGTTACAGTAGCGTCACCGATAAACAAAGCCCCGCTATGGTTATTTTGAATAGTTACAAAAGTATTAGGGTTACCTGCTGGGATAGTTACAAGTGCTGTAGGAGTAGTCTGCACAGTAAGATTAACATGGTTATATGCCATTATTTATTACCTTTCTTAGTAGCCTTGCGACCCTCAGAAAGAGCGATAGCCGTGGCTTGTTTCTTTGACTTAACTACGGGACCTTTTCCAGGACCTGGCTTACCTGAGTGAAGTTCACCCTTACCGTACTCGTTTAAAACTTTTTCTACCTTGGCAGGTTTAGCCTTTACCGTTGCTTTAGGCGCACGAACAATGTAGTCTTCCTTAGCCATTACTTCTTACCTTTTTTAGGGGCAACTTTCTTAGCAAGAGCGGCATCTTTTTTAGCGTCCTCTGCACGAGACATAGGTTTCTTGTCCATCTTCTTATCTTCTTTGGCGAACTTAGCCTTCTGTGCAGGAGTCATACCTTTAGTGGTTTTTGCATCCTGCTTCTTGTCGGCAGTTTTACAACTGCATTTTGCTTTACCGCATGTTTTACACATAGTGTCTCCTTAGTTTGCGTACGCTTGAAATTGAGGGTCATTTACTAGTTCTTCAGGCATAATCTGTCTACAATCCAAAGACACTAGTGTGAAGTTTTCCGCAACAATGCCTTTAAACTGAGACAAGAGTGGTCGGTAGACCTGCCCTTGCCATACAATTCTATCACGGTTTATGGGGTCAGGGTTGTTAAGAAAATCAGGTACGCTTTTATTTAATTCCGCTTTGTCAATAGTAAAGTGAACAGAGTCTGCGTTATAGAAACCTTCATGGCTATGCTCTACCGTACCATGCTTAATCAAGGCTTTAATAACAGGTACAATGACTGGAATTTTCCATTTCCTACCATTATTAGTAAAGTTCACTGCTGTACCCGCTGTAATAGTTTTACTAGTTTTGGCAGTAAGCCTGACATTTAGACCAGAAATAGATTTAATTAACGTACCGCTAAGTATGCCTGTACCGTTGACCGCCATACCCACAACTAGACCAGTAGTAGAAACCACAGTAACCACAGTAGTTCCCACAGCCGCAGACATAGTAGTATTCCTATTAGCCCCAGTAGTGCTAGTTATGTAGTTAGAACCTACATCATAAATTGGGTCAACATTAGTGGCTGTCCCATTCCATACAAACCACTGAATACTGGTACCTACTGGGTTAGTTAAGTCTTTGGTAATACCATCATGGATATCTTCGGTTTCAAAATTAGTATCAAAGCGACCACTAGGGGTGTATGGTCTACTCATTAGCGAACCTGCAAACTCGTTTTATCAATCATAATTCCACGACAACAAGCCGAGTAGTCTTCACAGTCCTGAGTTGGACAACCTGTTCTACAAGCCATTAGACCCACGTACCAATCACAACTGGGACTGCAGTGCTGCTAGAGCCCGCTGCACCAAGGGGCGTTAAACGCAACCACGAGTTAGCATTGGTCTGGAATGCTGTAACACCAAGACCAGAAGTACGAAGTTTTAAAGAAAAGTTACCTGAAGTTTGAGTACGAATAATACCTTTAACCGTTACTCTATCAAAAGAGTAAGTAGTGGAAGCCGTAACAGTACCACCCCATGCACTAATGCTAGTAGCAGTAGTTGCGTAAGTAAAGAATGTTGAGGCTGAGTTTAATACACTAGTTGAGACGCTTTGGGACCCGTGATACATACCTCCACGGTAAGCAAGACCAGTATTACCAGTTCCGTTAGTTGATAAAGTTCCAGTGTAACCAACCGTAAAGGAGTAACTACCATTAGTGGAGCCTTGTGTTACTGCGTAATACCACTCTGCTTCAAACTCATACGCCGTATCTGCTGCCAATGTAACTGATTTACCAAACATTAATTGGTCAGTAGTAGACGGGGTTGCATTTGAATAAGTAACAATATCAGCAGCGTTTGAGTAATACAGCACAGGTACATAAGTGGTGGCTCCGCTTGTTTGACCCTGTAGAGTTGCTGGACCACCACTAACAGTAATTGTATTAGCGGCAGTGTTATTAACACCTGTTCCACCTTGAGCAGGGGAAAGCATAGTAGTTAACCCAGTAATAGATGTAATATCAGCATTAGCGCCAGAGGCAGCAACTCCAAGGGCTGTACGAGCGAGTGCTGCTGTAGTTGCTCCTGTACCGCCTACCGCAGTAGCCACAACACCAGAACTAATGTTTCCAGCGTTTAGTGCAGTAATAGCCGCGCCAGAACCACTGAAACTGCCAGAAGTTGTAGTATTAGTTACAGACAAAGTTCCTAAAGTACCAACAGATGTAATACCAGTTGCTGTAGTAACACTTGTAGATAGCGTAGCCCCAGTAATATCGGAAGCATCAGTAGCGTAGAGTAATTGTGTCCAGGTCTGTAAGATGGTAGCAACTTTAGTTCCAATTTTAAACTTACCCGTATCAGTCTCAAAGCCAATTTCACCCTCAGCGAGTGTAGGGTTCTGAGAAGTCCAGTTAGCCGCAGTGTCCCTGCGAACTTGAATTTGTGTAATACGCGCCATTAGGCTTGTCCTCCGTCAATAATTAACCCTACAAGTGTAACACCTGTAAAAGTTGCGGTTTCTGTAAAAGTGGGGCTAGCAGCAGGCGCAGCCCCAAGAGCTGTTAAAGCAAGGGCTGTTGTGGTTGCTCCAGTACCACCATTAGCAATTCCGATAGTTCCAGTAGTTATTTTTCCAGCATCAAGGCTAGGAATATCAGTGGTGGCTAGTATAGTCCCCGTGGTAACTCTGCCCTTAGCATCTACTGTTACTTTTGTATATGCGCTAGCTGTCACTACAGAAGGCAAAGATACAATAGGATTTTTGGGGTCAGTATTATCAACTGTAACTGTTCCGTCAGTATTTGTTACAGAAGCAATACCCTGTGCTGCAGCGCTTACTGCAGAATCTACATAGGATTTATTAGTTACATCTGTAGAGACTGTAGCATTAGCGGTAAGAGACATGTTAGTAGCAACTACCCTAACAAAGTTAGCAGTAGTACTAAAGGTAGTAACTCCATTAAATATATTAGTACCCGCAAGAGTATTGTTACCACTAGTGCTAACTGCTCCACCAACTTGGTTAACAGAAATACCTAGTTCGTTTTGGGCAACGCTAATCTTACCTGTACCAGAGTCATAGTACAACGGAGCATTAGCGCCACTAACTTGTCCTGGAGGACCTTGAGAGCCTACAACTAAAGGGACCCAGTTCGCTCCATCGTAATATTTAAGAGTACTCATTATAGCCTCGTGGTAATCTGTGTGTTAATTAATTGATTAACAAACTCTTCAGCAAGTAGTCTGTGCCCTTCTGGGCTTGGGTGTGCTTGGTCGCTAATAATCATAAAGTCAGTATTACCAGTATTATTTATTGCTGTTTGGTAGCCAGTACCTGTAAATATACATGGACCAACTTCAGTAACAGCGGTACTAGATGTAAGCGAAATATCTGGGTACTTATTTAGTGTTAATGTGTACGGACCTGAACCACTAATAGCAGTAACAACTCTACGTCCTCCCCAAGTTCCGTAAAGGCTACCTAGTTCAACTGTTGCTCCAACTGATATATAGTTAGTAGTAACAATATTAGGATTAGAGGTTGAATAAGTATACGCACTTGATAGGGTTGTTGCTGCTGGAGTGTACCTAAGTGGAAGTTCCAACAAGTTGATAAATATACCGTTTACTTGGCTATCCGCCATAGCAGTTTTAATAGCATCAGTTGCTTTAAACCAGTTAACATTAAGAAATTCTACGCCAAATGTAGGTAGCGCAGAAAGCCCAATAATAACTGCGTTAGGGAACAAAGTACGCAGTGAGCGGAAGTACGTAAGGATTTCAGTAGCAAGCCTAGTAGCATCATAGTTAAGGTCATTGTGTCCACCAGCAACCGCAATAATATCGGGAGCTTTAGTAAGCTTACTTAGGTCAGTAAAATTACGCGCTCTAAATATTGGTCTAGAACCGCGTACTACAGCATCACCAGAGTAGTGAGCCTCAGCAACTGTTGGTAAAGTTCCGTAGTTTATTCCGCGAATAAGGGTAAGAACGTTTCCAGCAGCGGTGCTGACTGTTACATACTCGGCACCAATGAACGCATTAAAGGGATATGTAGGAGTGCCAAAATTCGTTATGTCAGATACTGTTGCAGTAGTCGCTGTGGCAGTAATATTACCGCTTAAACTTGCACAAGTATTTTGGGTATCGCTAATTACAACAAACCCTGTTCCACCCTGAGCAACGTTAATTACCTCGTCAATACCTAATAATTTAGATGCAATAGTCGGGTACCCATCAAATACTTGCGTGTTAGAGCCAGTGCTCTCAGTGAAGGAATCTCCTTGCCATAAAATACTTGTTATTTTTGAAGGGGGCTTATAGATACTAGCGGTAGGTTGTCTATAGATACCGTAAAAAGGAACAGGGCTAGACATAGCTACAGTCACCCTGCGAGTAGTACGAACTTCTTTAGCAACCGATGCAGTTTGAGCAGTAGCAGATGCGGTAGCAACTGCGGTTAAAGTTTTTACAGTAAACGTCGTAGTGCCCGTTACACTTGATACAGTAACTCCAGAAAGATTAAGAGAACTGGTAGATAACCCAGTAATACTAACTACATCTCCAACCGCTAATGTACTGTTTGGGTTAGTAACTGTGTAGGTAGTTGTAGTTGTGTTATTACTTGAGGCGGCAGTTACCACAAGTGGTGTAAACGTTGGGTCAACAAATTTAACAAGAGTTCTATAAGTGCTACCGCTACCCGTTGCACCAAACAGTACATAGCTAGAGTTTACAGGCTGACCATCTATAAAAATCATTCCCTTGCTACTAGACGCTATGTCTTTCCACGTTATTTCAAACTGAGAGCCGTCGTAGTCAAACTCTACAGAATAACTACCGCCATCAAATGGATAACCGTTATTAAGAGAGCCTTGCACAGCAGCATAGTCTGGAATAGTAGTACCAGCAGCTTTCATTACGTTTCCGTGATACAAAAAATAAGGGGATTTACTTGCATCAAATGCTCGGTTAAACCCACTACCAGTTCCCGTTGAAGTTCCTGGGTAAACCAAGACTGAGTTAGTTATGGTAGCCGCCGTAGTCTTAGTAAGAGTAGGCGGGTTAGTCATTGGGGTCAACCCTTTTAGACCATCTGCCGATGTTCTTGGAGGAAGTGTATACCGTCCAGGAAGTACCTTATTTAACTGAGCGTATTTAGCGTCTGACTGTGCTTTTGAATAACTAGGTACGTCAAGAATTCCCATTATGTCACCACTATCTGAGGCACGTAAGTTGCTGCCCCGTTTGCATCACGTGTAATTGTCGGTTGTGTATAAGTTATAGAAGTTCCGTAAGTAATCTGGTAGGAGTTAACCGCGCCCGAAACATCAATAGAAAGAGTGGTATAAATTCCAGGGGTCCCGTCTGGAAACCTAACATCGGCAGATGTGACAACCCCAGAAGCATTTCTAGTGATATTTCCTACGATAAGGAGGTCTGGGTTTTTAACGGCTACTCTACTGTCTACAACAGAGATGGCTCCACCAACAAGTACGTTAGTGCCGTTTAAAACAAATGCCACAGAGGTGGACGTAGTGGTGTCTACCCAAAGAAGATTAGTATTAGTTGGCGCGGTTGCAGAGGTGATTGTACCTGTGGGACCTGTTGGACCTGCTGGACCAGTTAGACCTGTATCACCCTTAACTCCTTGGGCAAAGTACTTCCAAGAACTTGTTGTAGAATCCCAGTATTTTAATGCGCTCACGCAGAACCACCGTCTACCAAAGTAGTGTAGGTAACATCGTTAGGGTCAGCCCATACAAGAGTTTTATCAGTAGGCGCAGTAGCAGATAAGAAAATACCTGAAGGACCAGGGATACCTTGAGGACCTACAGCAGTACCCGTTACCGTTACTACAGAAGTAGAGGCTGGGTTTACAACAATAACTTCTTGAGTACTAACCGCCATTATTCCTCCGTGACTTGGCGATTAGCAAATACTAAACCGCGCACGTAGGTTTCATTGAAAGACTCATCAGCCTTGTAGATTTGCAAATCCCAGAAAGATTTAAGCGGGAGGTCAAGTGTTTGGTCGTGAGTAAGGGATAAAGTTACCTTACCCAAAGCAACGTCTGTAATAGTGCAAGTAATTTCAGCCGCAATAACAGGTGCGCCTGGGTAAGTTCTAGCCTGTGCTTTAACTAGGTAACCAGTTAAGTTAATTGGGAAGTCAAATGGGACTGACCAAACGTCACCCTGCGTAAGAACAATGTCGTAAACGCCCACGTTGCTTGGAAGTGGGGTGCGACCCTTCATGTTATTCTCAATGTAAACGCGCTCTGGCTTAGTGCTATCGTCAATTTCCTGAGGCATGTAAACAGGCACTAGTTTATTGGTGGTACGAGAAATACGGCGTAGTATACCCATTTCAATACGGAATAAACCAACGTTCAAAGCCGCACACAGGTCGCGGTACTGCTGTTGGCGCTGAGCAATAATATTAGATAACTGCGTAAAGCGCTGACTACGAGGAATCTGTACTCCATCTGGAGCCATGATATTGATATCAAACGCGGCGTCTGTAGCAAGCGCCCACAGAGCCTCTACAGCGGCTAGGAGAGCCACTGGGTACTCTTCTACGGCTGGGATGTTAGCAATGGTCACTTCACTACCGTAAGCGTCTGTACGGTTGCTTGTGTGCTGTGTAACGGCAGTGTTGACAAACGTAGTAAGTTCGGTGGTTGTGAAGTAGCGGTAACTAGTGCCTGTAATAATAATTACGGCATTCTCCGTAGGAACATTGGTAAAGGTTACGGTACCAGAAACTGTGTTTGTGTTAACCGCAGATACGTTTACCGTATTTGTCCCTGTAATTGAGGACACCATAGCGGTTGATGCAATCCCCGTACCACTTGCCGACATACCTACAACAATTCCAGTAGTAGCGTTTACAGTAAAACTGCTAGTTCCAACGCCGCCACCAGAGCCAGTTTTAGTTGTTGAGTTTGAGTTAAAATGTATTATTCCAAGGTTTTCTTCAACCGTAAAATTTGTTGGATTGGCTTGAGATAAACCATTAACCGTAACGGTTAGATACGTAGCATCTACGGGCTTAACGTTTAAATAAAAGTCTTTAGTAACACCATCACCAGTAAGGTTAGTGGTAAATTGTTTGGCGTTGTCTCCAAGTTCTAGACGAACTCTAGAAAGGAGGTCAGAAAGTACAGCCACAAAAACTCCTTACGTGCACTCTAATAAATAATGCCTTACTTTGGTGAAAAAATCTGCCTAAAATAGAAATGGTGGGCACGAAGCCCACCACTCTAAAACCTGCTTAGATAACTCCAGCGAGGTAACCCTTTTCTTCAAGGTGGCGAGCCAAGTCTTTATTGACTTGGTACTTCTGACCAGCACGGAAGGAAAAGTAATTTCCAGCACCGAAAGTCATATTTTCAATGTCTTCAACTACGCGGATAGTAACAGCCTTTTCGCTGTTGTCTACGATAGTTGGCTCATCAACAATAACTGTTACCCTGTTAGGTACAGTAGCGTCGATTACTTCAGTCTCTAATGCGACTGCTTTTTGTGCGGTAGCCATTGCCATAGTCTGAGCGGCTTCTGCCTGCTCATCAGCAAATGCTGCCTGCTGTGCTTCACGCTGACGACCAGTGGTGTCAGTTGGTTTTGCTTTTGATGTTGCCATGAGTGTTTTCTCCAATGTTAGTGTCTGTTTAAAAGCAGAGAGGGGGCTTGCGCCCCCTCTCTAGGGGTCTTAATTAGTTGGTTTCAGCAACTACGATTGCCTGGTCGGTGATTAGACCAAGACCGAAGATTGAGTACCATGCAAGTGCATGCTCACGTCCGAAGTCTAGGATACCACCATCGCGCAATTCCACAGGAAGTGAGATAGCGTGACCAAAGGCATTGTCGCCGATGAAGATTGCTGAGTAGCGGTCAGAACCACCATTACCTGTGAAGGTGTTAGGGGTTGTGTAGCCACCACCAGCAGCAACTACTGGAGTTGCAACTGCGGTATCAGCGGTGTATGAAGTGCCTGCTCCACCTGGAACCTTGAGAATCTGAGTGGTCTCAATGAATACGGTGTCGTAAAGGCGACCGATTTCACCAAGCATGAAGTTACCAGGAGCGGCATACTTCGAAACTTCGATGAATTCAGGGTTG